AGACATCGGATTGTAGTCTCAAATAGAGATAGAGTTTTCTCCGGTAGTTGCAAAAGAGTTAACGTATAAGCTCTAGTTAGGATACAATGCACACAGGTAAGTGCGGTGAATTAACACCAGTTTTAGTATCCTTGGGTCCCGTAAAACGGAGCACTGCTAGAGTGAAATCACAACTTGAAATAGAATCCTCAAGGGGGAGAAATATATTTTCTTCACAGATGTTTGGAAATGTAAAAAAATTGTTTATATATTTGCATAAAAATATATAGATATGAATTTTAAACCAAGCGGAAGCTGGATAGTCCTTCCGGACCCAGTAATTACACAAACAGAAATAATCTTAGATGAAACTACAGCTAAGGAAAATGCAAAGCGATCAAACGTTTTGGAGGCGCTTGCTGTTGGGCCTCATTGTAACTTTGTAGAAAAAGGTGATATTGTAATGGTAGATCCTAGATCAGAAGCTGCAAGAACAGAGATAGATGGTGAGTTATACTTAGTTATTTCAGAACACCAAATATTAGGTAAGTGGTAACAGGACAGGTTACTCTAAGTTTAGAAGATTACCATAGTTTAGTAGACTCAGCTAAAAAAACTGCAGAATTAAGGGAGAATACAGAACTGTTAATAAAAGAATTACAGGTGTTTTTGTCTTTTATGAGTAGCCGTTCAGAGATAGAACCTTATATAGTAGAGTTTAACAAGCAATCTAGAACATCTATTATTGAAATAGCAGATGGTATTGCAAAAATTAAGAAAAAATGAAAAGAAAAATAACAGTAACTATAGATACTACGTATAAATACGTACAATTGTGGAATGGTATTTTTAATTTAACAGAAAAAGGACTACAAATACTATCTGCATTTATAGATGTACAGATAATTACAGAAGAAGACAACTTTTGTAGTGTAAGGAACAAAAAAGAAGTAGCAAGAATAGTAGGTATTAAGGATTACAACACTTTAAACAATTATATTAAGAGATTTAAAGATAAAGGAGTAGTATCTAAAAAAGATTCTAAGTATAAATTAAATAATTTACTAAATCCTAATACATCTTCTGTAGAGATAACAATAAATAAATAATAATGAAGATATTTGACCAAATAGTACCATCATATTTTGAAATAGAAGATATGGAGATTATAATTCTACAAGATACAATGGGGAACTGCTTAACTATAAAAATAAATTATTATGAATAATTCAGAGCAAAAAACTCCTAATTTATTCAATATGATTAGCTCTTTTGCAAGAGAATTAAAAACATATATAGCAGAAGGTGCTCCAAATGTAACAACAGAGGATTATGTACAAAGATTAGAAGCTTGTGATAGTTGTGAGCATTTAATTAGAGAAAAAATGAGATGTGGATTATGTGGATGTTTATTAGAGCATAAAGCAAAATGGAAAACAACTACATGTCCAGATAAACCAACAAGATGGAAAGAACAAATATTAGATGGCGAAAGACAAGAAGGCGATAATACAAACGCTAGCAACTAAATACAATTTACCCCTAAAAAAGGTAGAAGAAATAGTAAACCATCAGTTTAAGTTTGTAGAAAAGATAATGAAGCAAGGAAAATTTGAAATGATACGATTACCATACTTTGGTAAATTTTCTGTAAAATCTAAACGGGTAGAATATATAAATAAATTAAAAGATGAGTCTAAGGGATGATTTAATTCACATAATAGATAATAAAGCTATGCCTAGTGCGTATGCTTTAACTGTAATTGAGTTTAAAGATTTAAGTGAAAAAGAATTAGCTTTTGTTTATTTTACTACAGATCATAAATCACCTTTTTCTGTATACGCTTGGGAACAACGTTTGATTGAAGTAAAAAATAGTATATTTGGAGAAAAGAAAGAGTTTAAACCAAGTGCAAAAGTATTAGCAGCTTGTAAAAAGTATGATAAGTTAATTGAAACCTCAGCTGTTAGATTATTAAGAGCGGCAAGAGAATCTGTTATAAAATTAGAAAAGTATCTAAGAGATATAGACTTAACTTTAGCAGATGACAATGGTAGACCTATTTTTCACGCAAAAGATTTAATTAGTAACTTAGAAAAAATGGGTAAAGTAGTAGATGGACTTAGAAACTTAGAAGAGATAGTTAAAAAAGAAGAACAAGCCGCTAATACTAATAGAGGAGGAATTGAAGTAAACAAATATAGTATGTAATGGATTTTTTAGAAGATTTAGAGCTTTATGAACGAGCAATGCAAAATGCTTATCTACTTATAACTAAACGTAAGACTTTAGATGACATTTATTATAATTTAGAAGAGGATGAACTAGAAGATTTCCCTTTGCCTTTTGATCCTTTGCAAACTGATGGCAGAAGTCCAGATGTAATAGATGTTGTAATAGAATATTTTACAAGTACAGAAGAATACGAGAAATGTGCTCATTTAGTTAAGATAAAAGATAAATGCTTAAAGAAACAGACAAAGTCAGGCCGGGAGCCCTTAAATTTATAGCTAGTGGTCACTATACATCTGCTCTTCCTGGAACAAGAGAGTATTATGAGTTTTGGGATGAAGAGCACAAGCGATGTATGTATGGTTATAAAGTAGATGACTTACATATTACTGGATTTCACTATTTCTACTTAAATTATTGTCCTATTGATCGAGCTGTAGATGAATTAATGCCAGATGGTACATTACAAGCTAGACGTGAGCGTACATTTCCTAGATTTTATGATGGAGACTATGAATACTTCCATGAAATAGATAAAGCTAGAGCACAGAATAAACATATGATAGTTTTAAAAGCAAGACGTAAGGGATACTCTTACAAAGCAGGATCTATGCTTGCTAGAAACTATTTCTTTGTTAGGAATAGTAAAAACTTTGTATTTGCATCCTCTAAAGAATTTTTAATTGGTGATGGACTACTCTCAAAAGCTTGGGAGTTTTTATCTTTTATAGATGACCATACTGCATGGGCTCAACCTAGACTAAGAGACAGAGAGATGCATAAAATGTCTGGATATAAGAAGAAAGTAAACGGAATGGAGATAGAGATGGGTATGAAGTCTCAAATAATAGGGGTATCACTAAAAGATAACCCAGATAAAGTAAGGGGTAAGGCAGGTGAGCTAGTTTTCTTTGAAGAAGCAGGATCATTTCCAGGATTGTTAAAAGCATGGGAGGTAACAATGCCAACAATGAGACAAGGTGCTAAAACATTAGGTATGATGGTAGCTTTTGGTACAGGTGGTACAGAAGGATCTGATTTTGAGGCTATGGAAGAAATATTTTATAATCCAGCAGCATATGATTGTATGGATTATGAAAACATATGGGATGAGGGTGCAATGGGTACAAGATGTGGGTATTTTATCCCAATACAAAAGAATTTAGATGGATTTATAGATGATAATGGTAATTCTATGCAACAAGATGCTATAGAATATGAAGAACAAATGAGGGAGAAGAAAAAGGGTGCTGCAGATGCAAAATCTTTAGACCAATATATAGCTGAGCATCCCTTCTCACCTCAAGAAGCAACATTACAAGTAACAGCTAATTTATTTGATATTGCGTCATTACAAGAACAATATAATAATGTAAAAGCTAGAAATTTACAAGCAATAGGTACAGCAGGTAATTTTTATCATGATAAAGACGGAAAAGTTAAATTTAAAATAGATGGGGATTTAAAACCTATAACTAAATACCCACATAGAAAAGATGATGATAAAACAGGGGCAGTTGTAATATATGAAGCCCCATATAAAAATCAAGAGCAACAAGTACCATTAAATCTATATGTAATTTGCCATGACCCTTATGGTCAAAATCAATCTGCAGATTCTATGTCTTTAGGATCAGCATATGTTTTAAAAAGACCTAATAATGTATCTCAACCAGATGATATAATTGTAGCGTCATATGTAGGGAGACCACACACGCAAGATGATTATAACAGAAATTTGTTTATGTTAGCAGACTATTATGGTTGTAAAATTGGCTTTGAGAATGATAGGGGAGAAGTAATAGCTTATGCAAAACGATTTAGAAAGATGCATAAACTACAAGAAGAGTTTGAGATGTTAGACAAAAAAGAATTAAGGAGTAAGAACGTAAAACGTCAATATGGGATGCATATGACAGAAGCAAGGAAGCGTCAAGGTGAGATATATATAAGAGACTGGCTAAATACAGTTAGGAGTACTGATGATACGGGAAAAAAATTATTAAATTTACATAAAATCTATGATCCGGCTTTGCTAACAGAATTAATTAAGTTTAATCATAGTGGTAACTTTGACCGTGTAATGTCATTAATGATTGGGATGTATCACACAAGGGAACTCTATAATGCTGAAGTTAAAGATATATTAGAAGACAGAGCTACAGATAAGTGGTTCGAACAAAACTATTATTAATATGAATAAGAAAAAAGATTGTGAACCTTATAACCCTCTACCAGAATACTTGGCGATTGGACCATCAAATATACATGGAGCAGGGATCCTAGCAAAAGAAGATATTCCGGGAGAGGTTGTTATAGGTATTACACACATTTATGATCCAAATTTTCAACACAATTACATTAGGACCCCATTAGGTGGATTTCTTAACCACAATGAGGATGCTAACTGTGAATTACTAGATAAAGACGAAGATTATCATTATAAAATAATAAAAACATTACGTAAAGTAGAGGCAGGAGAAGAGCTGACGCTAAAATATAGTTTATACGATATATGTAATTATTTGTAGTGGTATATTTATAATACTACTCTGGTAATTAGTATTATGGTAAAAACAAGGGTTAAAAATTATTAAATTTGTAAATTATGGGATACGATAAAATACCGAGGCAAAAGCTTTCGATTACTAAAAAAAATAAAAAGTGGGGAGAAGAATGTGTAGAAGCATTTATAGATCTCTCTAGTTCTGGCTCTAGTCACTCTAAGCAAAAGGACGATTTAAAAATATTATATGATTACTATAACGGTGTAATTGACGAGGCTGATTATAATTACGTACTAAAACCTTACGGAAAATCCCGTAAGAACTTTCCTTCTGAAATGCGTAATTACCCCATTATCAAACCCATAATTGATCTTCTTCTAGGGGAAAAATCTAAAAGACCTCTCAATTATACTGTTACAGTTCAAAACTCAGATGCTATTACTATGAAAGAGCAACAAAAGTCTGAGGCAATAGCTCAAAATTTAAGACAAAAGTTTTTACAAGAAGTACAAGCACAAGGTGTAGACATAGGGGCAAATATGGATGAAATACCAACTCCTCAACATATTGCTGAAATGTTTGAAGTAAATTATATAGATTCTAGAGCAGTTTTAGGGCAACAAGCTATGAATTATATATTTCAAGAACAAGAGGTATATGATAAAGTGCAAAAAGCTTGGTTTCATTATTTAGTTACTGGAGAAGCATACACACACAGAGGTGTAAGAAACAGTGAGCCTTTTTATGAAATATTAAATCCTTTAGATGTAGATTATGACCTTGACCCAGATTTAGAATTTGTAGAAGACGGAGATTGGGCATTAGTTAGAAAATATGTACATGCATCTACAGTTATTGATGCTTATTATGAAAGTTTAACAGAACAACAAATTTTAGAACTAGAAGAACCAAGACATTCTGAAAGTGACATTTCTTTTTTGTATGCTAACTCAGCAAATAAAGATACAAATGCATTTAGGAATAGATTAGTAGAAGTTGTAAATGTATATTGGAAATCTAGAAAAAGAATAGGATTTTTAAGTTATATAGATCCAGCAACAGGTGACGTTGAAGAAATAGAAGTTGAAGATGGTTTTAAAATGCCTGCAGAGCTAAAAGAATTAGGAGGTAATTTAGAATTTAAGTGGGTTAATGAAGTATGGGAAGGTACAAGAATAGATGGTAGATTTTATGTAAATATAAACCCAATTCTTAATCAAAGAATGTCTTTAGAAAATCCTTCTAAATGTAAACTGCCTATTAACGGTAGAAGATACTCTGATACAAATTCTAAAAATATATCTTTAGTTAAACTTGGTATACCTTATCAGTTAAATTATAATATTTACAAATACAGATTAGAACTTGCAATAGCAAGGAGTAAAGATATAATTGCACAGTTTGATATTAACATGATCCCTAAAAAATGGGATATGGACAAATTTATGTACTATGTAGAAGGTACAGGTATTGCTTGGGTAGATTATAACAAAGAAGGTATACAACTAAATCCACAACATCAATCTGTTATGGATATGTCTATAAAAACTATAAGTCAATACATTACTTTACTAGATTCTATTTTAGTAGAGTGGGAAAAAATATCTGGAGTAAGTAGACAAAGACAAGGTGAGATTGGAGCGTATGAAGGTAAAGCATCTTCACAACAAGCTATATTACAATCATCACATATTACAGAAGATCTATTTAGAAAGTTTGAAAGAATGGAACAAAGAGATTTTCAAGCATTATTAGATTATTCTAAAGAAGCATGGTTAACAGGTAAGAGAGGAATGTTTGTATTACCTGATGGAACAACTGATTTTTTAGATATAAATAGTTTAGAGCATATGGAGTCTAATTATGGTATATTTGTTTCTGATGCTGGTAAAGATCAAGAAAAACTACAAAACATTAAAGGATTAACACAAGCTATGATGCAAAATGGTGCTAAGCCAGGAGACATAGCCGAGATGTTAGATTCTGATAGCTTTACACAAATTAAAAAGAATCTTAAAATTGCAGATAAAGCAAATGCTGAATTAGAACAAGCTCAACAAGAAGCACAGCAACAAATGCAACAACAACAGCTAGAAGCTCAACAAATGCAATTAGAAGCTGAAAATATTGAGAGAGAAAAAGATAGACAAAAAGATATTGAGATAGCCTTAATAGGCGCAGAGTCTAAAGATCAAACAGATGTTAATTCTCTTAACTTAGAAAAAATGGTACAAGATTTTGAGCTTAGAAAAAGAGAATTAGAATTAAAAGAGCAAGAACTACAGTTAAAAATGCAAGGAGAGCTTGATTCTAATGCAATTAAAAGAGAAGACATACAAAGTAAAAAAGAAATAGCAAAACAGAATGCTAACAAACCAAGATAGAAGAGCAATACTAGAACAAGTAAAAGCTTCTGACTCTGGAGATATAATTGCAGCACTTAGAGGTCAGCTTTCTACTGAACCTATGCAAAATCCTGCACCTACGCAGGAACCTATTAACATTCCACAATCACCTCAACCTGTAGATGTAGACTTAGAAACTACATCAGCTTTACCATCTAATTTAGTAGATAGCACTGCATCTTTACCTACTCAACTAGCTAAAGAAGGAGGAGTAAAAAAATCTCATGGAGGATTACATACAGCAGAACCTTCTTCTACATATGTATCTCAAAATTTTAATATCCCAACAATAGAAACACCTTTAACTAAGTTGGAACAAATTCAACAAATGGTGGCAAATAGTAATACTTCAGGAGGCACTATTAGTAATTACTATGATAAATTTACAGGTAATAATCCTAATAAACAATGGATCTCAGGAGCATCTAATCAAATGTATGCTAGTGGTGAGGCTAAAGAAAAGTCTCAAGATTATGGTGAAACTATTTTAGGTTTTGCTGCACCTGTTCCTTTCTTAAATAGTATGAAAGTATCAGCATCAGGAGCAAAAATACCAGGACTTATAGATGATGTTTTATTAGGACCTGTTGCAAAAGGATATGGTAAATTAAAAAATTTATTTAAAAAAAATCCACTTTCTACAGATTTATCAAAGGCAAAATTTCCTAAGTACGACGATAGGTCTTTAATAAATAATACTTCTTTTGAAGAAATGGCAGCTGGGCCTTTTAATCCTAATAAATTAAGTAAAGGTGATAAAATAAAAGTTTCTAAAGCAAAACTAAACCAGATAAAATATTTACAAAGTGATGAGTATGCATCTAAAAGAATGGCTAATACAGGAGAAAGTTTGCCAACAGTTAAAGCAGATGTTGATACCTATATAAAAGAGGTAAATGAAGCTCCTATAAATCTGGAGTTTTTTGATAATGAAATATCAAAGATGCGAATGAAAGGCGCTTTTGGACAATACTATGGAGCCCCATCTGGAGAGGTTGGAAGAATGTATGTAAAAAGAGGTTACGGAACAAATCTAAGTGACGAAACAATGGATGTAATAAAACATGAGATTGGACATGCTGGAAGTCCTGCAGGAAAAATGAAAGTTGCTAATCCAGATGCTCCAATACCTAATCAGTATGATAAATTTGTTTCTAAAGAAGCTTATAAAAACTATCCTACTCTTAAAATAAAAAAAGAAATAACTGGTAACTATATGAGAAATCCTGCAGAACAACAAGTAAGACTTGTAAGAACTGGAGAGTGGTTAAAACAAAATGCAAAGTGGGATGGAAACCCAAATAATTTAACAGATGGTATGATACGTAGACTTATTAAATCTGTATCAAAATCAGAAGTTCCTCATGATGTAGAAATGCTTATTAGACTGGCAGACGCTACTCCAAAACAAATGAAAGATGTTATAGGAAAAGCATGGGCTGCAGTGCCAGTTGCTGTAGGTGCAGGAGCAGCATCAGAAAAAAAATTAGGAGGTTTTCAAGATTTTCCAAATATGATAGACAATGAAGAAGGAGCTCCTTGGGAAGTTAAAAAAGGTTTAAGAAGAGTAGAGAGTAGTGATGGAGTTAACATGATGAATTCATCAAGTTCTGCTACAGGATTGTATGGTCAATTATATAATGAAATAAAAGATATTCCTTTATTAAAAAATATAAGTAGAAAAGAGTTTGCAGCAGATACAACTTTACAAAATACAATTCTTGATATGAGGTGGAGAGGAGAATTACAAGGCATTCCAGGATTAAAAGATAATGCAGAATATTTATCAAAGAAATATTCAGATGTAAATAAAGATCTTACTTTTAATGAGATTGCAGCTATGAGTAATCTAACAGGTAGGCAAGGAGCTATAGATTATTTTAGATCTCTTAGACATGGTACAGAATTTAAATTACCAGGAAAAAATAAAACACCAAGCCAATATATAGAATCTTATCGTGAAGCTTTTAAAACAGGAGGTAAAAAGAAAGGAGCAGACGGTAAAGCTTGTTGGGATGGTTATAGATATGCAGGAACAGAGAATGGAAAAGACAAATGTGTACCTTTTGAATATGGAGGATTTAAAAAGAAATGTAAGTATGGATGCTGGTAAGTGTTATATAATAAAGAGAAAAGTAAAAATATAGAAAAGTAAAAACCAATTAAATTAAATACTAAATTTGTAAATTAAAACAATATATATATGGACCCAAATGAAAAAATACAATTAGACGATATTACCTTTGACGATGTCATTGCAGGTGATGGAGTTGACACAGTTGCTGAGATAGAACCAATCGAAGGCGTAACTGAAGAAGAAGAAGTAAAAGAAGAAACACCTGAATCTGAACTTGAAGATATAGAAGATCAAGAAGAAGAGGAGGAGGAAGTAGAAGAAGAAGTAGAAGCTAAAGAAGAAGAAGAAGAAGATGAAGAACCATCTGATCCTGCTGATCCTACAGTTGTTCAAGAAATTTTAGAAAGCTTAGGATATGAAGGAGAGTATGAAGATACAGCAGAAGGTTTGACAGAAATGACTAAAGACGTAGCTTCTCAAATGGCAGATGATAGAATTGAAGAAGTGCTTGAGAAATTTCCATTAGTTAAAAAACATTTAGACTATGTTTTAGCTGGAGGAGAATCTCAAAAATTTATGACAGCTTATGATCCTAATTTGGATTACAATACTATGGAAATTGCAGAAGATGACTCGAGAAGTCAAAAAGCAATTCTTTCAGATTATTTCCAACAAAAAGGTCATGATGCAGATTTTATTAAAGAAATGCTTGAAGATTATGAAGACTCTGGTAAGTTAGCTAATAAAGCTAATGCAGCTAAAGATGCTTTAGGTAAAGTACAAGCACAGCAGAAAGAACAGTTAGTAGAACAACAAAGAGCAGAACTACAAAAGCAGCAAGAGCAGCAAATGGAGTTTTGGAATGGAGTTCAAGAGACAATTAAAGAATCAAAAGAGTTTGCAGGATTGCAAGTTCCAGAAAGAGAAAAATCAAAATTCTTTAACTATCTCTCGAAGCCGGTAACTAAAGAAGGTTACACACAGCGTGATATAGATCACTCTGAAGCTGAAATGGAAAAAAAGTTAGCTATAGATTATTTGATGTATAAAGGATTTAATCTAGAGGACATTATAAACAAGAAGGCAAGAACAACGGCTACGAAAACATTAAGACAAAAAATAACTAAAAACGAAGAAACTGTAAAAAGTGCTCGTAAAAGATCAACAAGAAAGAAAAGCTTTGATTTAGATAATTTAGATCTTAATATTTAAAAATATACCTAAACAGGGAAATAGGTACCCTATAAAATTTTATAAAAATGGCAGTAAATGGAACAAATATAAGCGTTCAAAAGACGTTTTACAATGATTCGCAAATGACTGATATGAACAGTCTTGCTAATGCATTGTTATCTAAACCTACTGAACTGTCTCCAATTATTACTCATTTAGCAGGTAAAGATGACAAAAGATTTCCACTATCTTTCTTAACAGAAGGTGTTGGAAACACAAAGTCTATTGATCGCTTGGAGTATGAATATCGTGTGGCAACACATAGATTGAGAACGAGACCAGTAGCAGCAACAATGACTAGCACATCAAATGTTGGTTTAGGAGGAGCAAGCTTCGAGCTTACTTTCCCAGACAAGCATTTTGTATTCCCATACGTATTAGTATCTCAAGCAGGTACTCAAGCACGTATTATGAAAGAGCCACAGCAAGTAGCTGGAGGATCTCAATGGAAATACACTTTACAATTAGTAAACCCAGCACCATCAGCAACAGTTGCAGCAGCAGATGTTACTGCAGGAGCGCTTTGGGCTCAAATGTATGCACCTGTAGGAGTTGATTTCTCTAGAGGTAATGCATCTAATTGGGAAACTCCAGGATTAGTAAGAAACAAACTAACTACAGTTAGAAAATCTTACCACATGTCTGGAAACGCTAAAGATTTTGTAGCAGAATTTGCTCTACCAACTAAAGGTGGATCTACTACTAAACTTTGGATGGACTATGAGGAGTACTTACACATGCTTGACTTTAAAGAAGAGTGTGAAATGTATTATTGGTATGGTCAAAAAACTTACGATTCAAACGGACATACTCACATGAAAGATGAGAATGGACAGCCTGTAATCGTTGGTCCTGGTCTTTTAGAGCAAATTGTTAATACTGACACTTACTCTGTAATGACTGAAGCTAAACTTAAGAACATCATCGGAGATTTATTCTACGGAATGACTGATGCAGCAACTAAACAAGTAACTTTATATACTGGTACTGGTGGTGCAAGAGAATTTGATGAAGCTCTTAAAAATCATTTCTCAGGATCTTCTGGATCTTGGAAAGTAGGTGGAGAAAACAGATTTATCACAGGTTCAGGACGTAACCTAGGATTAACTGGATACTTCACATCCTATGAGCATGTAGATGGACACACAATCAATGTGGTAAAATTACCATTATTTGATCATGGTGCCGTGGCGCAAGCTCGTGCAAAACACCCTATTACAGGATACTCTTTAGAATCTTACAGAATGGTATTTGTTGATCAATCAAATTATGATGGTCAAAATAACCTTCAGATGATTTCTAAGAAAGGTCGTGAAGCAATGAGATGGTGTGTAGCTGGATCTGTAGTCCCTAGAGGATTTGATTCAACTTCCGCTAGAGCTTCTGATGTGGACGGGGCGTCTGTACATATGTTGAAAACTGCAGGTATCGCTCTTAAGAGATTTGATACTTCATTAGACATCACTTGTACAGCATCTTAACATAGGCATTAATTTGCGTCTATATATTGGTTTTTGATTAAGGTTGTGGGGGAGCAATCCCCCATAGCTTTAATTAAATTATTAACGGAGAGTTATTCTTTACATCCACTTAATTAAAACTTTAAAAGAACTATTATTATGAGTAAAAAAGTAACACTTAGACAAAAGGAATTATTAAACCATTTGCCTAAAGCAGTAAGAGCTGAAGCTATATATAAGCTAAGCAGCGTTTATGTAAATAGACAACCCCTAAAAGGATTTACCCCTGAAGAAGAAAAAAAGTATATGCAAGGAATTTTAGATGTTAGTCCAGAGCACAATGATTGGCCTAAACATTCTAAACAATTTTGGGCAGAACTTACAATCCCAATTGGATTTACTGGGGTAGAACTAGAAATAGGTATGGATGATAATGACAATCCTCTTAGTATAATGGATTATATTAAATATAGGTTTGCATTAAAACATCCGCATGTAGCCATGACTAAAAAAGAAATGGATTCAGATTTTAATAAAAGATTTTATATTCAAGACCTTACACGAGATGATAAAGTTAAGAATAATGAAATACAAATGAAAAAAGATGCAGATAAAGAATTTATTAAGATGTCCTCTAATGAAAAAGCTATGAAGAGAGTATTAAGATTAATTTCTAATACTAATCCTGATAGAATGACAGTAGAACAAATTGAAAATTCTTTATATGAACTTAAAAATGCTAATCCAAAGAAATTTGTTAGAATTGCTACAGATAAGAATTTAGAATTAAAAGCTGAAATTGAAGAAATGGTTACAGCTGGAGTTTTAAGAAAGATAGGAAATCAGATTATTTTTATTGATGAGACATTAGGAGATACAACACAAGATACAGTTGTATTCTTAAAAGATAAAAAGAACTCTGGTAAATTAACATTATTAAGAGCTAAACTAAAAGAATTATCATTAGTATAATATGAATGTACAAGAAATGCATTTAGCAATACAGCAAGGAGTGGATAAAATAAATTCACTCCAAGCTGATTTGCTTTTACCTCAAGAAATAGATATAGAATTAAATAAGTCTCAAATGAGATTTATTAATACAAAGTATGGTAAAAATAATAAGTATAGGAAAGGATTTGAAGAGTCCCAAAAACGTATTGATGATTTAAGATCATTAGTAAGAGAGTATGAGGCTTCTGTAAATTTTAAAGAAACATTAGGAGTTAAGTTTTCTATTGATTCTTTTACTTTACCTCCTGACTATTTATATTTAGTTAACACTTTAGCTAGAGTTCATAGAAACGATAGCTGTAGTCAAATAGATTATTTTTTAAATGAGCCTACACCTGTATTATTTTTTACTATTTCTTTAGATTCATTTGTTTGTAACAACAACTCTTCAATTGCAAATTCAATTGTAATGTATGAAGACGCTAGTGATTTAACACAAGGACAAGCTATAGTTTGGCAAAACAATAATAGCTACACATTTCCACAAGATATAAATGGTGTTAAAGGAAATATATTAGATAACCCAGGAACAGGTTTTTCAATATACTGGGAACAGTTTGGAGAACTAAACTATCAAGGACAATTTATTGTAGTTCCAGATCCAAATGTATTTTCTTGGTTAGAGTGGGATGCATCAGTAGGTACAGTAACAACTTTAGTTAATGTAGCTTCTGGAGGATCACATCTACAAAGTCAAACTCCTTTATATTCAGCAGCAAATTTAAAAGAAAAAAGAGTATTAAATTCAGATCCTGTAGAAGTTACAGTTAGTAGCACCTTTGCACAGCAAGATGATATTTTTACATTGCTAACAGATCCTTTTAATACAACCAAACACACAGACCCATTATACACAATACGTGGTAATGCTATAGATATGTACACGAGTGATATATTTATAATAGACGCTTTGAAAATAACATATATAAGAAAACCCTCTAAGATTTCGTTATCTTTGGGGATTAGTTGTGAATTACCCGAACACTGTCATCAAGAGATAGTGGACATGACAGTGAGTAGCATACTTGAAGGGATCTCAGATCCAAGGTATCAAACTCATCAAATAGAGGTAAATAAAAATGAATAATTATTAATTTAAAAATATAAAAAAATGGCAAGACATTTAATAGTAGGAGATGGTACTTCATTATCTGGTTCACTTACAGGTGGGTTAGTTGATGATGGTGCAGTTTCCGTACAAAAAATGAGCGAATCAGGACCTACAGAATTAGTACTTGGGGATACATTCGCAGATGCTCCACAAATTAGAATTGTAGGTGGTGGATCTGATGGAAAAAATATTGCAACTCCTTGGTTTTACGGAAGAGATGTAGTAGATTATAGCGGAAAAGTAGGAGCTGCTCAAGCAGCCCAAGTAAAAAGAGCAACTTTTGCTACTGCTGCAACTGCAGCTGGACAACATACTTTAAAAGTTATGAATAAAACAAATGGTAACTCACCATTTGAAAGTAAATCATATACTATTACTGTAGCTGCTGCTTCGGCTGTAACAGTTCACTGTACAGCTTTTACTACAGCTATTAATGCTGATTTACCTCATTGGGTAAATAGTATTACTAACAATGGATCTAGTATTGATTTTACAGGTTTCAAAAAAGGTGAAACTAAAGCTGATGGTTCAGTTCAAGAAAATTTAGTAGAAATGGAATTATCTTTTGAAGCTATTGATGGTAACGGTAACGGAACTACAATGGCTGAAAGTGTACAAACTGCAGGATCAAGAGGATCTGGTGATGGTTTCTATTTACAAGAATATGAAGATACATTAATGGGATCTCAATATGGTTACTACGAAAGACGTAATCTTCCTATTAAGCCAACTAATCAAGTAGCTACAGGTACTTTATACGATATGTATAATATTACAGCAACTAAAGATGGTTCTTCTTCTTCACAAATTCACGGAGTAGATAATTTAATTGAAGTTACTCTTGGACTAAAAGCAGGTGATGCTGATAGTTTAATTGTAGAAAATAAACTTAACGCATATTTCGCAGGAGTATTTCCTAACGTTATACTGTAATTATTAACTTTTAAAAACATAAAATAAAATGGCAAGTAACAAATCACTCAGAAAAATGACTGCAACAGCAAGCTTTGTTCAAGCAACTGATGCTTCTTCTGGAACAGGTGCAAAAACTATTTCAGATACGATGAGTATCCCGATCGGAGCAACTGTAACAGCGTGTATTACAGTACCAAGTGTTAGTTCAAACTCTTCAAGTAATGGTGAAACAGGTACTATCACAGTAGGTGGTGTATCAGTTTCAGCAGCACATAACCAAGCAGCTATGGCTGCAGGTAATGTTGTTACTGATGTAACAGGTGGTGTAACAACAGATGGTACAGCTATTGGTATAACTGTAGGTGGAGAAGCTTTCACTGCAGGATCAATGGATATTATCATTGAGTATTATCTATTAGACTAATACTTAATTTAACATAAGACTTATAGGGGGCATTAGTCCCCCTGTTAGTCTTTTTTTTCTAATCTTAAAAAATAAACTATGGCTTTAACAGTTGCAGCATCTAATACATGTGAGCAGATAAATATAATTGCAGATTATTATAGTGCTAGTACTAGTGCTAATTTAACTTTTAGTGCATTAAATGCATCAGGACAAAGTATATTAAATATAACATCTCCAAGTTTTACAGTAACTGCTTCAAGCGGTCCTATTACTTATCCTTTATTAGTTTCTGATTTATCTGTAACTAATGGAATTGTAACCATAGTCTCCTACATTAATGGAGCAGAAATGGACAGAAAGTCTGTATTACTTAATTGTGATATTGATTGCTGTCTAACAAAATTAACCAATGAACTTATAGACTGTGCATGTGATTGTGCAAAATGTTCTTCAGTTTTAGCAAAAGCTCAAAAGATTATGTTATTATTAAAATCTGCTGAGTATTCATTAAAGCAATCAAATAATGTACTTACTACATTAAAAGCAGGATATATTACAGATGCACATAATAAATACACTAAAGCAAGAGAGGTTTGTGACAATAGTTGCGGATGCGATTGCTAAACAAATAAAATATGTTTAAATACTTTCCAATATTTTACTACCCAGAAGGAGAAGGATACGGTGAGCAAGGAGGTGGTCAAGAACAATCTGAAGATCAACAACAAGAAAAAACCTCATCTGGTTCTGGAGAATCATCAGGTGAAGACTCTGGCGGTGGAGCTATTGGAACAGCTGTAAGTTACAACACGGATTCAGATATACAGTCTGATACCCCAGATATAAAAGGAGATGTAGTAGAAGGTGATGGAGAAATTAATTTAAGAGTAACTCCATATTCAGGTTTACCTTCTCAACATAGAAGAGGTCAAATGTTTGGAGCACCTCCACCTCCAGGATTAGCTAAGCATATACAACTACATGCAGGACCTTATGTTCCATCAGGTAGTTTATCAGCAGCATTTATAAGAGTACAGGTAAATGCTTATGTTACAGCAGAAGATTCAACTACAGGTGCACTTACTATAGATGCAGAGTTTGATGAAGTTGTATCTATTAGTGATGTAACACCTTCTAATTCACCCGGGGCACCATATTTTACAACAACTAGTAATAATTATGAAATAGAACCTTATAATTTAGGATCACAAGCTATACTTTCATACCAATCTTCTAATTATTTAGCTGATCCAACTTTTACAGGTTCAAAACAAATATATTTAGAATACGAAAACCTAGGAACAGCTTTACCTTTTTGTCCATTTCAAAGAAAAATTAGAGTAACTTGGGCGGGAGGAGACTCTAGAGAGTTTGAAGTTATTTTACCAGGAACAGCACATCTAGATCTTAGTCATGGTAGTGCTAGTCATCCTTCGTATACAAACTCAGTAAGAGCAGACGGGTGTCAAGGAGACGGAACTTCAGGACATGTGCACACATCAGTAAGTGATGTTTCTATTGGATACGCTGGAAATAATCATGATGACTACATGTATGCAGGATTTTTTAAAACAGTCAATGGTAATAATACTACAATGCCTTCTGGTTATCATGAAAATCTTACTTGGAATAATTTTAAATACTATGACTGGGCTTTTGATTCTAATGATGGACCATTTAATTTTGGAGCAACTGGTAATCAAGAAGACGGTTATTCAGGAGAACAATATTACAAAGGTTTTATAACAAACCTTGATGGGGATAACAATGTTACTCCAGGAACAGGTAATGTAGTTAATGCTAGTGACTATTTTAATAATAACATAAGTGGTAATGCATACGATTGGTTAGAAGGAAACTTACTACAACAGTCAATGTTAATTGGTTTTGGTATGCCTTATATTTTTGATGCTGCTAATACTGGAGTTGGTTTTAGATTTTCAAACGTACACGTATATTCAGAAGATACTCCAGATTGTACAACAGCACCACCACCGGGACCAACCTTTACAGTTTGTACTGATCAAGGATCTACTGATCACTGGTTATTAACAGGAGAAGATTGTAGTGGTGCTAATTTAATAACTCCAATTAATTATGTTGCAAATCCTAGTCTTGCAACCTTTGTAACACAAAATCATCCAAATACATGTTGTACAGATTGTAATGGGCTATCCCTATCTGCAATAGCTGTAGATGCAACAACACAAGGAGGAAGTGACGGAATAATAGAGGTTACAGTTTTAGATGGAGGATTTTCAGGAGGAATAGGAACAGCTACTGGAAACGAAACAGGTAATGGTAGATATGCATGGACAATTCAAGCATTAAATGCTACTAGCATTGGAGGTTTAGGTACTGGCTCAATGTCAAGTCCAGTTGTTTTAGGGTATGGATACGCAACTCATCCATTAGGAGGTCAAGATTATGTTAATACTTTTACATTTGGATTTCAAGAAGACTTAGCTCAAGATGCAGTTACTACAACACAAAGTTCAGCATTTGCAGGTCTTACAGCTTTGCAAGTTACTGCTAATAGTGTTACATCAACATTAATTCCACCTAGTACAAATAATGGTACTTTTACTACAGGTCTTATAGCAGGATGCTATAGAATATTTGTAAGAGACGAAAGTGTAAATGGAGCAAATACTACAGTTCCTTGTTACGCATACATAGATGTATGTGTACAAGATGGAGTTGGTCAAGCAGGATGTACAGATAATGATGCTAGTACAAATGATGGAGCAGCTTTAAATTATAATTCAAATGCAGTAGTAGATGATGGTTCTTGTTTATATTGTAATGCAAACAATGGAACTTTAATAAATGCTAGTTCTCAACTTGCTCCTACAGCAGGAGAAATAGCGCTAGCTAGTCTAAACTCATTTATAGCAACACCTACACTTAGAACAAATTCAAATGATGGTGCAGTTAATATGGCTTTTATTAATCCAACTGCTTTATTTCAACCTTTTATAAATGATGTTGTAGATGCTAATGGAATGGCAAATGCACAATATACTTTACAATTTTATAACACTGGGAGTAAAGTTGATTGGGATGCTGCACAAAATAGTGCTGCTTCTAATGATTTAACTAATTTTTCTACAGTAGGTAGTTTAATAAACAACACTAATTTAGGGTGGTCTGGACTTTGGAATACAGCTAGTATAGGTACAAATATAAATTATGGGTATTATGCTGTAAAAGTGGCAATTATTGATCCAGATGCTACAGTAGAAGTAGAACAATGTTATCAAGTATTTTATTTTACAATACCTATAAATGTATGTGTAGATGCAAGTGGTAATTATGCCACAGCTATTACAAATACAAATAGTCCTCCTGGTGTATTAATAATACCAGTAGCAGAAGATATTTTATGGTGGCCTAATCCGTCTATGTGTTCAATATTAAATAGTTTTTGTTGTGCTCAACCTACATTAACAAATCCATCACAGACGTGTCAAACTAATCAATTAGTAGCAGATTTTTATTGTGATCCTGTACCAGATTTATTAACCTTTACATTAGAACATGCAGATTGGCAAGGTGTAATAACTGTAGTAAATACAAATACTTATGTGCCTACTAATAATGCTGCATATCAATTTACGTATACGCAAGGACCAACATTAACTTCTACTAACTTTGTAGACGATGGTTTTTATAGAGTAGTACTAACAAGTTCATACAGTAACTCTCCAGATTGCACACAAACAAGTGCAACTGTACAAATTTCAACTGCTACATTTGGTTGTACTGATTCAACAGCTTTAAATTATGATCCATTAGCTAATTGTAATCAAGGATGTATTTATTGTGTGTACGGATGTATGGATCCAGTTGCTATAAATTATGATCCATTAGCAACTTGTGATGATGGAAGTTGTATAGCTCCAATTCTTGGATGTACAGACCCAACTGCATTAAACTATGACCCAGCTGCTAATACTAATAATGGTTCATGTATATATGGAACATATGGATGCACAGACCCTAATGCTTACAATTACAATGTAAATTGTGCAGGTATTACTGTAGTAGCAACTGTAGATGACGGGTGTTGTTTCTTTCCATGTAATCCTAATAACCAAGGTAAACCAAGTTCATTTACTACAACAAATGCAACAGGAACTTGTGGAGCAAGTAATGCAGATGGAACAGTAACTGTTAGTATTGCATTTCCTGGTAGTAATATAATGGCAGGACAAACTAAAACAATAGAATATTTTACAAATGCTGGAGTATCAGTATATGCAGATCCTACTACATATTCTGCAGCTGCAACTTCAACTTTTACACAATTAGTTTCTGGAGTATACTACTTTGTTATAACAGATAACTGGGGATGTACAGAAACACAAACTTTTTCAATTAGTAGTACAACAGTAACATGTGGTTGTACAGATCCTAATGCTTCAAATTATGATCCAGCTGCAACACTAGATGATGGTTCATGTATTTATGGAGGATGTATAGATCCTAATGCTTTAAATTTTAATCCAAATGCAGCGTTTGATGATGGGTCATGTAAATACCCAGCAGTAGTAAGCCCATGTATACCTAGTAATACTAACTCATTAATTAGATTATTAGAAGCATGTATAGCAAAAAATGGATTTCAGTATTACAATAAGTTAGTTACTGGTCAAGCAGATGATTGTTCTATAATGAATGCTTGGAAAGTTATTTTAATAGAGTACTTAGTAAGTAAAAGAGGAACTAAATGTATATATAATTGTGCAGACTCTTCAACTGCAAACGTGTCTAGCTTAACTACATGTTCTTCAAAGTGGATAATAGGAGGACCTAAAACAGGAGCTAACGATCAAGCATTTGCAGGATCAATTATAAATCCAGGACAAGGAACTACAATAACAGATCCAAATTTATACTTTGTAGCTGGTAATACTTTGTATTTAGGAGATGTTATAAAAATGCCTAGTGGTAATATATATGAAGTAGTTCCACCAGCAACAAACTTTACTGGGGCAGGTGCTAATCCTGAAACTTCTCAAGGAGCACAGTCTGGATACTGGCAGCAATGTGTATCAGGCTTACAAATAAGTTCATTCCCAAACAATGTGAACTATTTAGATAAATTTAAT